CAAATTCCGCGGTATTTTCATCTACGTTCATTTGCTACTCATCTTTGCTACGGGTCGTGGCGCATCATGTACTTCACGCCGAATAGGTAGTAGGCCGTCCCCTTGAATACGGAAGTGTCAAAACCTACCCAGGCGTGCAAACCAAAGAAGCAAAGCAGGCGGTTCATTCCACACTCCAAGAGTCCACGACCGTCAGAGTTTCGTCGAGGACTTGAACCGTGTGGCACCCCCTTGTTTTGGCCTGGTTGTTGACGGCTTGCCTGTCCCCAATTTCTTCTGGTGCGCTTAGGAGAGGTACGAAGTAACCAGCTGCAAGGCGCGACTCTCGTGCAATCCACGCCGCAGTTTCGCTGTGATAAACGTTTACGATTCCACAGCGATGCTGATTGTCATTTGCGAACTTCAGCCCTGCCCGCCAATACGTTACAGGCTCCTCGTTGATCTGCTCTATGATGGTTGGAGAGACTTCAACTGTTATCACTTACTTTCCCTCCCGATCCGCTCTTGCGCTTCTGATAGCTCTTGAATTGCGGCATCTACCTCGCGTTGCTTCGCGGCCAAATATGCCGATGGTGGATAAAGCGCCCAGTTCGCAACTCCCCACCAGAAGTTACCCCTTTCCAATTTCTCAATCAGTTCTTTTGGCGAGAACCAGATATTCTGATAGTTGGCATTGAACCAAAGCCCCTCACTGCAAGCCCTTTCAAACAACGGTGCAAGCCCTTCGGCAATCCGTTTCCGATCCTTCGAGTTTGCGCAGGCGTTCAGTCGCTCAACTAAACTGTTCACTTACTTGCCTCCCTGTATATCTCTTGTGCCCTTAACAGGTTTTGCCATGCCTGTTCTTTGTTGGAGGCGCTTGAGCTTTCGCTTGCGAACCTCATTTTCTCGGTTGCGGTGGTAGTCGTGGTTGGAATAGCATCGCTCGCAAAGGCCGAGAGCCATGTGCGGCCGTTCGGACGTTCCGCACGATTTGCAGCAGTCGAACTCTCCTGATCGGCACCACTTGCCACGCGCCGTAGTCAGAGCGCCGTTCCTCACGTACCCACCTTTGGGCCTTCGGTTCCATCGGACTCAATCCAGAGGAACTCCCCATTGTCGCCTACGGGAAAGTGCCCCTTGCAATACGCACAGAACGTCCGGCCGTAGAAGCCGGGATCGCGGGCATAGGTGCCTGAAAGCGAAGGGCCCATTCTGGTGATCGTTCCGCACTTCAGGTGTTTGTAAGCGTCTCTGTAGGGCCGCACAAAACCCTTTGCCCTTTCATCGTCGCAAAGGACTTTGTAGTTCTTGTGCTGTCCATCAGGTGAGTCGGTTTCTGGCCGTTGGTCCAATGGCTGCCCGTCCGTTGTGCAGACGTTGGTTCTATCAACGGGCGGTGGTTCTGGCGGAAGTGATCTGTACTGATCTTCGAACTTCGCATTCTCAATCTCTGGGCCAACGATGCAGCAGACCTCCGAGTTGTCACCGCCGTAGACAGCATGGGCGGGCATAATCATCATGTCTACTTGGTTCATTTGCCGCCTGACGGTTGGCGTCATTTCGAACATGAACACGAGGACCGAATCATCTGGCGCCTTTTCGAGCAGCTTCCGAGCTGCGCTAACCGTGAGCCCCTCAATTGTTTGAGGCCCTTCGTTTGTTTCGATAACCACTTTTCTTCTCATGAATCTTCACCCACTTTCATGTCATCTGGCGACCACGAAACCAGTCCCCCAGTGTTACTGTCATAACCAGCAATCCATGTAATGCCGTGAATTTCGATCTCCTGGCGGTGCACTCTTAGGATTGCTTCTCGCTGCGATTCAGGCAACGCGCCATACCGGTCATGCCTGCGGTATCTGGCTGCGAAGTCTTCAACGGAAGACGCGTTTACGATGTCGTCTTGGAATAAACGCTTGTAGGCACTCATCTACCTACCGCCTTGAAGTCGCATGACGAGTCAATAAGGTCATGCAATTGATCAAGCGGACAGCCCTCTGGAAACGGGCATTGCGTCGTGCCGTCAACTACGAACTCTCCGACCTCGATGGCGAACGTTATGAATCCACCGTATTCTCCGACCCAGCATTTGCGAGTCGGAACATAATGGAATCCATGCGCCTTCAATTCCTCCACGCTCTCGCCGAATCGCTTGCCTGGAAACGGCACGCAAACCGTTATGATAAAGCTCATTCGTCACCTTCCTCTGGTGGCTCGCCTATCGCGCTGACTTTCAGCAGCAAGTAGAACACGACGACGCAAAGCGCGCCCATGATGAGAAGCACGTGTTCTCTCGTCATCGCGGCCACTCCCTCACACGCAAGTCTTCTGGAAACGCGTCGATGTTGTGATGATCGCGGTAGAGACTGCCTAACTGCTTGACAAATACCGGAACACCAGTCGCCTTGCAGTCAAGCACAATCGACCGTATCCAATCAAGATTGCAGGGCCGAGCGTTCGGGCCGCTCTCGCCGCCGACAATGACCCAATGGACTGTCGGAGCTGCTGGGGAACTCCAGCAGTCAGAGCACTCACCGTCACCACACTTGCATGGGTTGTCTCGGTCGCTGTCAAGGCTATCGTACAGATCAATCTCACCGAGCAACGGTTCACAACTCAGGAATCGAACAGCGGCAGGGCATTCGAGCAGGTGCGGGATTCGCTCGTCGGCTGTCTCTTGGTTTTCGCAGGACGTGCCGAGCCAGACGTTCTTGAGGGGCCAATTGATTGGGCGAGCGATGCCTTCGTTCGCACTGTATCCAATGCGCTTATGGTTCTCTCGCTCACTGGTCAAATACTCCGCCATTCGCTCCGGTCTTTTCGTGAGAATCTGGAACGTGTGCTGCGGGCATATTGCCATGACGGCAAACACTTTATCGATGAACTCAAATGGCACGCCTTTGTGAAAGAGGTCGCCGATGTTCGCTATGAACGTGGGCTTGCGCTTACGGAGCGGAAGAAGCAGCGCGGTTTCGTTCTCGACGTGAGTGGCATTGAGTACAGACCACTTCCACGGATTCATGACTGCTCCTCAACTGGAAACATAGTTATCAGTTCACGAGACGTAACGCATTTTGCACCGAGCGCAATTGCTTGTTTTCGTTTAGCTGGGGTAATGTCGTAATGAATGCGACGCCCTCCCTGCTTCCATTCGGGGCGTAGCTTGATGGCTCTTGCCATTTCCTCAAGTTCTTTTTCGGAGTCAGCCATCATGTGCGAACTCCATTTGTACGGATATCGCTTTGATTGCTTCACCTGCCCTGGAAAGTCAACATAAACGCTCATTCCCCCATCCCCTCAATGAACGACCTCGCAACTGACAACGCGCCTTCCATCTTCGGGAAGGTCGCATCCAGTCCGGCTTCGGCGCCATCAAGGAATATCTCCAAGTAGTTGCCCTTGTGAATTCTGATTTGATACAGCACGTCCTCGAAGCCCTTGACCGTGCGCGTCATATAGGCGGGGCCATCCTCCGGCTGGGCTACCTTCCACCCCGTCCAATCAAGCCCCAGCGCCCACTTCGGAATTGCGCTCATACTTCCTTCGCTCCTAACGCATCAAGAACAGCGGCTTTGGCTTCGTCGAGCGTCCCTTCGTGTCCCCCAGTATGCAGGGCTGTATATGCCTCGTCAATACACCAATTGAAACACTTCCCCGGTTCAATTTGCCAAACACTCGCGATAATACTTCCCGCAACGCATAAGCGCCAATTGGCAACAATCCCGCCACTATTGGGACTCTCAGACCACTCGCACTCAATAACAATCATCACTTAACCTCCAGGTAGTTCTTCTGTGCCAACTGCAACTGTTCCCATGCCATTTCTTTTGAATTGCGCGGGAAACACGCGGTGAACAACAACGCGACCGCAAAACCACCAACTATTACCCCGCCTATAAAGCTATCGAAAGCTCTAACGGCTTCTGGTGACCACTTCATTCCACCCTCCAAGAGTCCACGACCGTAAAAGATTCGTCGAGGACTTCAACGGTATGACCCCCGCGTGCTTTCACAAACTCAGTTGCCGCTTGCCTGTCCCCGATCTCTGCGGGCGCACTTAGATTTGGCAGGAAAATCCCCGTACCAATCCAATACTCTCGCGCAACCCAAGCCGCTCGCTCGCTGGTGTACACGTTGATTGTCCCGTTGCCAGGTCTGTTGTCGCGGAACTTCAGCCCTGCCAGCCAATACGTCTTTGGCTCCTCGTTGATCTGCTCAATGATCGTGGGAGAGACTTCAACTGTTATCACTTACTTGCCTCCCTTGCTCTTAGGTAGTCGGCCAGTTCCTTCATCTGATAGGCAAACCCTCCAGGAACATTCCCTCCACCGTAAGTCTTGTCGTCCAATGCACGCTGTAAGGACTCAAGAGCCGGAACCCAGTGATTTAGCTGTGTTATGAACTCAACCTTCAACCGGTCTGCATCTGCAAGGGCGGCGTCGAGTTTGGCTTGGAGTTCGTACTTTTCTTTCATAACTCTTACCAGTACGGAAGTCTCATGGGCCAAACGTTCGGGATCAATCCCTGCCGCGATGAGTTCAGCATCAATCTTGTCCATTGGCTGATTCTCAATAGGGCATGAGCATCCAATTTGTCGGCACGGATCGTAACCTCTCGGACATTTACTCACTTCTCAATCTCCTGTTCTCCGTTTCGGATGGCTTCTGCAATAGCCGGGAACCATTGCTCGTCGTCTATAATCTGCAACACTACTTGTAATTGATCGTCGGTGATTTGGTCTTGCAGCTCGTCGATGATCTTGTTGCGAACGCCTGTCCACCGCTCCTTAAGCGCATCCTTGATGCCCTGGTCAATGAGGTCTGTGCGGATGTAGCATGGATCGGTTGTAAGCTGGGCACCGTAATTCACAACATGAATCGACTGAAGCGCACTATTCTCATCAATCCGCAACCATACCGCTTCTGGAAACTCACTCATTTCACACCCTCCGGCACATAGAGGAATGCAGACATGAACTCGTCTCGGCGCTTTTCGGCGGCTTCTCGTGATGGAGAGTAGTAACCTTCGTTGAGGTTCCGAACCATCCACTGATCGCTCCAATTAAACGTGTCGCTACCAATACTGCCGTCCGAGTGCCACAACCACACTTCTTGATCCTGCTTCGGCTTCCATCTGTTTTCCAGAACGTACCGACATCGCAGGATCGCTCTTTGGGCTTCGGCATCTTGTTCTGCTGGTGTTCCTTGCCAGAATGCTGTGCCGGCCTTGAGGCGGTTGTGGTCAATCGGGTGTTCGCTCCATATGTCTGTATCTATGGCCCATTGCCCATCTAAAAAGTGAATGTACCGATACATCTGCTCAAGCCTCGACTCTGTCTGTGGCTCCTCTTGAATAGAGTCAACGTACTTCTGCAATTCTTCGATCTTTGCGAGTGCTTCTGTTTTTGTCATTCCTGTTCCTCCGCTGGCATTGGCAGTGCGACTGGGGCTGGCAACGCTTGACAGGCGCCCTTCGCAACCATCTGTTTTCTCATTTCCGACAATGGCTCCGAGTACCTCTCTGGCAAATCTGTCCTCGTTGCGAGAATGCCGTCCATATAGAGGATAGTCCTTGCTATGCTTTCTGGCTCATTGCGAGCCAAGTCAAATGCTTCACCGTACTTGCGCTCGAACCATACAGGACGCCCGCCCCATAGTTGCGCAAGGTGATTAAACAGCATCTTCATGGAATTAAAAAGATGCTTGGTGTCCATATCCACAATACGCATCACCCGCCCATCGGCAGTTTGCCACCACTCGTAACCACGGGTCCTATCCTCTGTATAATCTTCCTCGTAATCCCAATCACGCGACCAGTCACAATCGCGCATTCCGGGCGCACTAAACTCCACATGAGATAACGGTACAGCTCTACGCATTGGAACATTCCCGCCGCTTCTTACAATGTCTCTCATATCAATACCTCCGTCTTTGGGCTGTTCAGTTCACGTCGTGCGCGTGCGACAGCGGCGGCACATTCTACAGGCATAGTGCCATAGGGCAGTTCTTCGCCCTCTTCATCGACATAAACAAACCCTGCCCAGTCTTGGCATTGAGAACAAATCCCGATTGGGTGTTCGTTGCATTCGCCCGTGTCGGGGATCATCTGTGCGCTGCAACATGAGCTGACACATTCGTACTTCATACTCCCCACCATCCTCCAATCCAAAAGCCAAATACCGCAAGGGCCAAGAGGTAGAACACCAACAAAGCCCTCCGACCCCTGCGATAACCGAGTTTGATGGACTTGGAGTGTCCTATCAGCTTTTCGTTGTACGGTCTGTTTGTGACCGTTTCGGGAAGGACAGAATCGAGATAGTTCATGCCGACCTCCGCAGTCCTTCGATCTTGATGAGCCCTTCGTCATACTTGAGCGTAGAGCCTCCAAGGATGACGTTTCCGCAAGTCACCAGCCCATCTTCCTCGTCGAGCGATGGAACGAACGTCAGAACATCGAATCCAGCATCCAACAACGCCTGCTCCGCCTCTTGATATGGCTCGTATGACGAGTACCCTCCAACTGTTTCGATCCCATGTTCCCTGCAAGCATTGTTGTTGTGTATCGGAGTGATCTTGCACATAAACTTTGCTGGGTCGAACCATGCCGCCATTTTCTTACCGTCGCATTCATTTCCCGTTGCAAATGCGAAGTTCAAGCAATACTTACGGCTGATAGGCTCCGGCATCTTCTCGGCGATCTTTGCAAGGTCGTCAAGGTAGATTTGCATATCGGTATACATAGCCGACCTCTGCTCATCCGACGTGCTGTTAATGGAGAACTGAAGTCCTGCCTGTCCGTTGTATAGGTCGTTCTTAATTTCGCACCACTCAAGGATGCGCGCCTCCAACTTTGCGAACTTGCGCGGTGATGACGTAGTAAGAACCGGGTGTAATACCTCGATTCTCAATCCTGTATCGCTTGCAATTTGACGCTTGTTTGCAATCAGCCACCGCGAGAACTCGAACACCGCCTCATTGAATATAGGCTCTCCCATTCTCGCAAAATGGATGTTCAGGCGTTCGGTGTAATTGCACTCGGGGAATAGCCCAATGGCGTTGTAGAGTTGAGCCTTCAACTCCTCGAAGGTTGCGTTCCCGCGCCATTTCACATTCGGCACATCACAGAACGTGCATTTCATCACACATCCATGCTGGGTGCTGATCGTAATAACCCATTTCTCAGACAGCGGCATACAATGGACATTGGGAACGCCCTTGATTTCATCGTGGTATCCCAGAAAGTTTGCCTTGACGTTGTATCGCTTACCGTAGTCGCCAATACTAAGTGTTTCAAGTGGCCCCTTCTCGTATTCTCCCACGAACAGATAGCCAGTTGGAATCGTGTATTTCTGCGTGATCTCGCTCACAGCCCCACCGCCTCTACCAGTTTCTGCCACTTGGATTTTGTGGCCGTCCGTATCGCGCATTCACCGTACAAGGGTGTCAAGAGGTCGGAGACGATAGAGCCGTTTGGACATTCGACTATCGCCTGTCTCACGCACTCTTTTGCTGAGGGCCAGTCACCAAGAGCGACGTGCTTTGTTGCTTCGTTGTAGTGTTCTTCCCAGTTCATAATGCCTCCGCGTAGCAAATCTCCTTTGCAAGGTCGAACCAATCTGTTCTCACTTTTAGGGGTATGTCAGGATAGGATTCTTCCAGCGATTCAAGGTCGAGTTCGTCGTCTGTCTGTTCCTGGTCAACGATAGGAACGTGGGTGTCTCCCATTGGAACGTAGGTGTACTGTCTCATGCCGTTACCTCGAACGGGTTGTATTCATTGCCGTCTGTGGGCGCACTCTCAGCTCGTTTCTTGTCTGCCGCGATTCGCGCCTCAATCTCTTCCAAGCACTCGCTCGTGGCGGTAGCGGGAAGATAGAATCGGCGTGATGGCTCGAATGTCCGAAAGTCTGGATCAGCATTCTTATTGCCCACGAATAAACACTCATGTATCCGGTAGCCCCAACGGTCACCGTCTTGGAATACTTCCCCGTGGTAGCCGCCGTCTGCGTCAATGGTGATGGTCATACGATCCCCCCGAAACCTGTTCTACCAAGTTGCTTTCCGAGGTCCTTGAACATTCGGCAAAGCTCCCGACGTTCTCTTTTGTGAAGCCTCTTTTGTCTGGCGTTTCTGAATGCCGCCTTCAACGTGTTGGTTCTCATGCCGACACGCTCTCGTTCATTTGGTTAGTGGCAGATTGCTCTCGATAAACGCCTCTCATGTAACGCTCGTAGCACGTCGGACAAGTTACGTTGTCGCAATCCTTAGCTATAAAGCCCGATCCGCACTCGCTACATACAGCGTCCCAATTTGGAAACTCTTGGAATCGAGCGTATCTCTGAGCAAAAAGGCCATTGTGCTGCTCGTAGCTTTCAACGGCGCGACCAATAATCGGATCGGATTCATCGACCCATGTGGCAATGGCCCCGCCCGTTAATCGAACAGCGACCGACCCATACACGGGTCCGTAGATTTCTTCGACGAATAGGTAACTCATCGAACCCTCCGTGCCCCTGACAGGCATATAAGTATCTGTTTCAAGGCCCTGTAGCCTCTCTTGTGAGGCTTCCTGATCCGGCTATTCCGAAACTGGGCTTTCTGTGCGTGTAGTGTCGTTGTCATCTGATCTGGTTCTCCTGTGCCCCGTTTCAGAGGGCATGGCAATACTGTACAACATCATTCTCGGTCTTTTCTACTCTTTTCCGCATAATCGCGCAACTCAGGTAAAATTACTGGGTGAAGAATGGGCATGGTTCGTGATATAGTATGGGGGTAAATGACTATCCCGCAAATTCCAGCAGGCAGGCCGAAGAAGTGGACTCACCTTGAAATGAGGGTAATAGCCCTTCGATCCGGCTCTATGCCCTGGCAGAAGATCGAAGCTGAAACAGGCATCCCGCAGACGACTTGCCGGGATATCGTCAAGCGATATGCCAAAAGCCCGCCCGCCCCTGAAACGAGCGAAGCGGGCGCGACCCAAGAGGGCCAGTTCTGAGAACCACTCAGAGTCTACCCCGCTATGCCGAGCGATAGAGGCAAGGAGTAAACGTGAAAGTCAATCTACATTCAAACAACGCCACGTGGCCGATCTTATGCCTGACGATTTTGGGGTTGACCGCTCTTAGCGCGGGCTTGATCGCTGGCATTGGTTGGGTACTCAGCGCAGTCCTTTCTTGGTTTGGCCTTTCCCTTGTTTGGTGGAAGTGCTCGATCATTTGGATTGTCATCGGATTCATCGGCAGCGCCTTCAGAGGCAAGGAGAACTAAATGGCACTACATGAAAACAGTTCAGCCCGCTATGTCCATCTAACTTGCGGAAAGTTCAAGTCGAAGGTTGACGGTGAGTACAAGGAATTTGGCGCGGTTGACGGGTTCATCACCAAGATTGGATTCGGCTCAAGGGAATTTCAGGGCCGCGTTCAACAACTCTTCATCATCGAAATGTCCGAGGGGCAGGACAACTACAGAATCGACATGGCGAACAAGTCCGTTGGCTCAGTTATGTTCTCCCAAAACCTCAAGGGGATCAAGCATGGGGACTTGGTAAAAATTTCAGCGTTCCCCAACAAAGACAACGAGAAAGTTTCGTGCGTTGTCTGCGACGTGTGGGACGGCAATGCGTGGGTTAGGGCCGAGAGACACGACTGGTCTGGTGAGTCCTGGCCTGACAAGCAAGACAAGTCGCAAGAGACAATCAAGGCCCACGCGCTCTTCAATGCGGTTGTAAGCGAAGGGCCAACGGATGCCCCATTCGATCCGTTCGTGGAGGAGTGATGGAAACACCTGTCCTGCACATCCAAATCCAACGGACAATATCTGACGGGAACTACGGCTCTGTGACTGCATCCGTAATGGCGTCTCACGTTCCCGTAGGAGCGTCCCAAGCACAGATTGATGAGATTCTACGCGGGGCTGATAACATTATGCAGAAAGCCTCAGATTTCGTCAATAACGAACTGTCTCAACAGTTGGGGATTCAGGTAGGCCGTCGTGGTGCTCCAATCGAGGAACCGAAACCACTCGAACGAAAGTTCACGATCTTCGGGCATACCATCGAAGCTGAGTTCCCCAAGAGTGTCAACTGGCGCTCACCCATGACGGATGGACTCAAGGCGGCACTCCGCACAGAGTGGAAGCGGTTTGGAATGACGATGACCCAAGTAAACGCCTGCGAGAAGGCGATTCTCAAAGAGGCGAGTGAGACGATGCCGGATACAGGTCTCTTGGCTGGTCAAGCGTGGATCATAACCAAATTCCTCAAAGAGACTCAGAGTAAGCGCGATCCTGTCAACGCAATGTTGATAGCCGCTGACGTTTCGGAGCTTGAGAAACCAATAGAGGGTGATGAGCTTGCCAAAGAAGCAGCCGACATCTTCGCCTGAAGTTATATGGCTCTTTGGAATCGACATCACCGAGGAAGGCGCAACGGCTTATTGCACTTCCTCCAGAGATCACGACGTGGCGTGGAAGCTGGAGTTCTCCGGCGAGACGACAGAGATTAAATGCACTTGCGAATTTGGAAGGATGGTCATGGCAAAGAACGAACCGACGATTAGGGAAATCATTAAAGAGTACCGGGACAAGGACAATAATCCTATGGGATGTCGTCACGCGAAACTGTTTGCTAAATACCTCATAGATTGGTGGGCGAATGGCTAAATGGTCATGGGAGTTGATACACGATAAGTACGAACGACTTTACGGATTGGAACAGGGGTTGCATTTTATGAAAGCTGCCCTTGCTTCAATCCCGCTCCGGCCAAATAAGTCCGAGCAAGAGCGCAAGAACGCTTTAGTATCGGGCATCGAAATACTTGAAGGCCGGATCATAAAGAAGAGGCTTCAGGAAAAGGTAGGCACGGATGCGCAACACACCACTCAAGAAGAAGTCCACAACTAAGAAGGCTTCTTTAGACCGTCACGCCGAGAAGTACGCGGCAGCGTGGTGTAAGCGGCATGGTAAGTGCTTGCATTGCGGTACTTCATTCGCTCTTGAGTGGGCGCATATCGTCCACCGTCGAACCAAGCGAATCAAGTTCCATCCAGAGAACGCCGTCTGTCTTTGTCACACCTGCCATGTGGACATGGACACGCATCCGGCCACGTTTCATTCGTGGATCGAGAAGATGTTTCCGGGCAGGTGGGAGTTTCTTGCAGAGCTTGAAAGAACGTCCGAGAAGATCGACTACGACTATTGGATTTCCTACTACCGGGATACGTTGGGAGTGAGGCTGAACGGAGAGTGGAAGAATGACTAAGATCGCGGAACATTCAGTAGACGTTCGTCGTCTAATAATACGACCAACCTTTTCTCGGCAAATCCGTGATACACTCAACATCGCCTCTTTTGCGTACCTTCTGGCTACTGCGGACTTTGCTCCAAGGTTGGTCAACCAGGGGTACGCAAAAGGGGCTTGTCATTTTAGGGGTTCCGCTTGACCAACCGATCCCCAGGAGCAGATATGGCAGATATTCAAAAGGCCCCGGCCTTTCAACTTTACGCGCGTGATTGGTTCGTAGGAACCATGACCCTGAGTGTGGCAGAGCAGGGTTCGTATATGCGCCTCTTGACCTTCCAATGGACTGAGGGCGGCATACCCGATACTTCGGCAGGACGGGCGCGAATCCTCGGAATGTCCGAATCGGAGGAAGCCGCGATTTGGAAAGCAATCTCAAGGCACTTCAAAGAGATCGACGGGCAACTCGTCAACGAGCGATTGTACAACCAGTACAACGAGCTGATGCAATTCCGCCAGGAGCAGTCGGAGCGTGGGAAGTTATCGGCGGCAAAAAGGTGGGGTAACCAAGACGATAACGACCCCAGTAACGGTGGCATAACGACCCCATTAACTGTCGCTCAACGCTCTTGTAACTCTTCATCTTCATCTTCATCTTCTACTACAAAGAACCCCCCTACCCCCCAAGGGGCTTTTAAGGGGGTTGAAGTTCCTCCTGAGCTTGTACCGCACCTCGAAGCACTCAAAGAGTGGGAGCAGTACCGGAAACAGCGGAAAGTTAAGACCGAAGCCGCAACCTGGCGCAAGCAGTTCGCTTTCCTCAAGGATCAACCAGACCCGGAGGCTTGTATAAACCAGTCGATCCTCCAAGGCTGGTCCGGTCTGTTCCCTGTTAAAAGTGGGTTGTCCCCCCGCGACTCGATGAACGATAAACGAGATCGACTCCTGAGAGGTATGGCATGAAAGTAAAGATCGCTAATACGCTGGTTCTGCTCGAATCGGCGGGGCTGAAACTGTACGGGCGCACAATCACGCCAGAGACCGGAAAGGCATGGGAGATCGCACTCAGAGGACGGTGCGTAAACCCTGACTTCATCGAATCGGCTTGCGGGTGGTTTATCGCCTACTCCAAGGACTTCCCCGCGCCTTCAGAGTTCGCGTCGAAGTGCATTGAACTCGAAGATGATGAGAACCGAAGGCGGATGATTCAGAGCGCCGTTTCAAAAGCTCTTCCGCCTCCAGTATCCGAGGAAAGGAGAAAGGAAATCCGTGCGAGGTTGGACGCGATTTGGGCACGTTCGGATATGTCGATAGTCCCGTATCCGAGTGACGACGAGGCAAGGGAATCGTTTTACGAGCAGGTCAAGAAGGTGCGGGCATGAACGGTTGGACTCGAAAGTGGGAAGCGTGTAGAGGATGCGGTTCTTCTACAAGACGGCATGACGGCAAGGGGTACTGCAAGGAATGTTCTCGGAGGATACTTGCATTCAATCGGAAGCATCCAGGAGAACCGATACCGGAAACGCTCTTTGGCAGTCGTAGAGGTTGCTGGTCAAACAAGTACGACGCTTGTACCTCCTGTGGTTTATCCGACTCGCCGCATAGCGCTCATGGGCTTTGTAGGCGGTGCTACGAAAAGAAATCCTACCGAGAAGCGCACCCACTCACCGAGAAGCCACCCAAACCAATCTCGAATCGCAGATGGACGAAGAAGTACGCGTGTTGCGTTTCTTGTGGGAGGAAGGACAGGGCGCACCAAGGCAGAGGGCTTTGCTTCACTTGCTACAAGTCGGAAGTCGTCAGGCCAAAAAGGATGAACGAGATCGCGCCGGAGGTTGTCCATCAGCCGACGTACTGGATTCCAGTCTTGGGGATCGGCAAGGTTATTAGAACCTATGAGGACTGCGGTGAACCTGTTGCCGACGTTCGGATGGTTGAGTCCGGCAGGTTACTTCCAGGAATCAGTTTGAACGGTTGTGAGGTTGTGGCATGAGCAAGATCGAGCGGGCTTGTCCGATCTGCAAAAGGTCTTTCTTTTCGCATGAAATTGGTGACGTATGCGCTCGCTGCAGGGCGGGCAAGGCGGTAACGCTTAGGGTAGTTGAATACGATCCTGACTATCGCAATTTACTCAGCGAGAGAACTCTAAAGAGCTTGGAAGAATTGGAGGAACGAACCCGATGACGAAAGAACAGGCGGAACAATGCGTGAAGTATTTTGCCTATTGCGAGGAGCAGGGCGGAGTAGGGAGAAGCGGCCCGCATGGGGGCGAAGTTGCGGACATACCCGAATCCACGATGACTATGGATGAAATGATGCAATGGAAGTGCTGGGAGCTGGTTGTCACGGTTCTGGCTCAGGGGAGATTTTACGAGTCGTTTCGAAGATACTTGAAGCGGTGGTGTCTCAATGCTGAGACCCCCGAGACGTACAAGCCAGCCGTGTTTGGGTTCTATGCTCCAAAGAGCCGTAGGGATAGCGCACTCATGGTGCATATCTGGTTTGACGACTTTTGGCCGCAACTCATGGACAAGCCCTATCCAGTCCTTCATGCGCCTTTTGCGAGTGTCGAATAAAATGGCAAAATCATGGAACCTTTTGGATTGTAGCCCCCGTCTAACATTCGGGCGTGAAGAAATAATTGCGCCTGAATGTCTCGAATGGCAACGCTCGCCATGTCGGGGCTTTTTGCTTTTACTGTCCTCATCTCACCTCCCAACAAGCCGCCGTCTCCCTCACGGCGGCAAGATTTCGGGCTGGCAATAGTGCATAAACTGCGCGATTGGTTTAGGAACAGCCCGATACAAATTCGCCCGACAGAGGCGAAGGAACGGCAACATCGCCCGGTACGGTTCATTCATCCACAAGGCCGCTCATGTGAATGGCAAGCCTTGGTTCTCCGACTGTGCCGGGTGTTTTTTCAAGAGTTATGGACGACGCCAAGGAAGGCAAGATTTCAACGATAGCGGTACCTATCATCACGGATCGTGCCGGGGTGTTCTATATGCCGCTGGAAGATAGCAAGCCAATGGTCTGCGAGGTACGCGGCGTGAAGGGTCTGTACCTAAGAGAAAACAAGCCAACGACAGGCAAGTATTCGATGGTTGAGGCGAGAGGGGCAATGGAGCACGCCAGAGCGCAATGTGTTGGCTTCATCCATCTTTGGAAAGAATCGGGTTTTGAGACTTACGAGGCATGAATGGGCGCAGATCGAGACCTAACCCACTTGTACCCGGACTTCGAGGCGAAGGTTCGAAGGATTCTGGAAGGCATGAACGCATGGTCCAAAGTCCACTTCAAGGATCATTCCTGGATCGTCGTTGAGGGATTCAGGACGGCAAAGTACCAACACGAACTATGGCTAAAAGGCAGAGGCAAACCGGGTCGGATCGTGACGTACAAGGACGGGTACGAGAAGCGTTCGAACCATCAGTCGTCCCTGGCGGCGGACATAGTGCCCAAACGCGGCTGGAGCGTGGTTTGGGACCCACCGAAGGCGGCATGGGACTACCTGGCTCATCTTGCGAGACAAGAGGGCTTGGAGAGCGGGAACGACTGGAAAACCTTTGTGGACTCGGCACACGTCGAATGGCCTACCACAGATCGAAACACCTACATTCTCGCTCGGGCTTGGCAAAAGAAGCGCGGGCTCGCGTGATTCGATTCCCCTTCGCCCGATCATGGGCAAAACCTTTTCTCGTGATAACGCTATGACGGACGCTGAAGGGGATCAGTTGATGAAAGCCTTTGCGCCGGAGACGGTACTGCAAGAGGCTCAAGCGGCGGTTTACGGTCCACGCCAAGATGCATACGGTTCCCCAAGGGTCAACCAGCAGCGAATAGCCGATATGTGGACAGTCATCTTCGGTAGAAAGGTGACGTACCAACAGGTCATTCAATGTATGATCGCGGTCAAGCTCTGCCGTCTGATTAACAGTCCCGATCATCGAGATTCTTATACGGATATCGCTGGGTACGCGGCAGTTTGGGACCTGGCTCATGCCGACGTCGAGGAATCTGCCTAATGCTCTTATTCCTCATCGGGCTGGTTGCCGGGATTATGTTGGGTTACGGCGGTTGGGCATTGTTCCTGGCATGGACATACCGGGGGACGAACGATGAGTGATTTCCTTGACGCCTTCGCAAAGGTGTGGCCTGTCCTTGTGGGGGCTGCGCCGCTCGCTTTTGTTTTCATGAAATGGGCAAAGGCTCTTGAGGCAAGGGTAGAGAGTACGGATAAGTACGGCGGCGAATTCACCCGTACCCACGTTGACACCCAACTGGAGCTGAACCAGCAGATTTTACTATCGCTTCAACAACTCAACGAAAGGCATTCTTCAACGGACGGACGATTGAGACGCGTTGAGGATAAGGTTTTTCCTACAAGTTAGGGGGTAGCTTCTGAGTGGACGACCGTGGACGAAATGGGAAGATGATCTCGTAAAGGAGCTGTATCCCCAAGGGAAACCGCTCGCAGAGATTATAGATAGATTTCCTGGCAGATCGGTAAACGGTCTGCGGATACACGCCAAAGAGTTAGGGCTGAAGTTTGGGGAAGGCTGGGAGAAGATTCCGGCAGCAAACCGCTCGCTTACAGACTTACTCTCGGACAGGGCCAAGGAGTTCGAGCGCAAGCAGGCACACCATGAGGCTAAGCGCAATTTAACGCTGAGGGTCGAAGAATCAAAACCGTTCGGTGTTCTATTCTTCGGCGATCCGCACGTTGACGATCCTGGATGCGATATCGACGCGCTGGTCTACTACCTTGAGACGGCGAAGGGTACGGATGGGTTGTACGCTGTCAACGTCGGAGACCTGACTAACAACTGGGTAGGCGGACTTCAAAGGTTGTACGCTCATCAGACGACGACGGATGATGAGGCCACGGAACTATTGGAGTGGCTTGTATCTCAAGTACCTTGGCTGCTCATGGTGCTTGGCAATCACGATAGGTGGGGGCCGCTTGCAGCTCATATCTGTCAATCGCACGGCGTGACCTACGCGAGTCACGGGGCGATGGTGTCGGTTGAGAGTTACGGACAGCCTATTGTCATGGACGTCCGGCATACGCACCGTGGAAACTCTATGTATAACCCAAGCCACGGACAACTCAAGAAGAGTTTCAGGGGATCGGACGCGGACATCATCATAGGCGGGCATACGCATTCAAGCGCTTACACGATGGTGAAGAACGGTGTAACTGGGAGAATTTCCCACTGCGTTCGGATCGGGGCATTTAAGCGTTACGACGATTATGCCGACAGCCAAGGGTTCGAGGACGAAAACATCTCGCCAGTAGTGCTCGCCGTCTGTTGCCCCGATTCGGAGCATAAGGTACTCATGGATCACGATATTGACCGTGGGTTGAAGATTTTGAAAGCATTGAGGGCGGCATAGTCCGCAAGGAGTTCTATGAACTGGAAGGCTATTATCGCAGGAGCAGTAAGCGGTTTCGTTTCTGCTGCAATCATCGACGTCAACGCATGGAGCAAACAAGAAGGGCCTTTTAACTGGGTTCTTGCTTTCAAGCGTTGGGTAGCTGGTGCTGTTTCTGGCGCTACTGCCGCCGCTGGTTGGAGTCAGTTACCACTGTAAGGAGAATATATGCACTACATCAACGGAAGGGAAGCGAAAGAGGGTGACGCTGTGATTGTCAAGTCCCTGTACGGGACTAAGCAAGTAAGGGCTGGGGTTATTCACTCCCTGAACGCATCGGCCGAGACCTGCAATGGTCAGGTGGCAATCCCCATTCCTGGCGGCATCATGCAAATGTCTGTAACTCTCGGCAAGGAAGTCCTCCATGCTGAGGATGGTTGGGGAGCTGTAGAGGATATTGGCCCATGAGAGCATTCATCCTAACGGCGTGTATCCTACTCGGCACAATCTCCCAAGCTCAGTCAGTATTCGGGGGACTATATGACTTCCGACTGAAAGAGCTGATCGGCGGTACGCAAACCAAACTCACGGATCTCCGATTCGGAAAGGTCACACTCGAACTGGACGGATACGCAGGGGCAAGCCTCAAGACTCAGACCCCAGTATTCGGTGTTGTAGTTGGAAAGTGGCTCAGCGTGGATTCTGACGGCAAACTAAGGGTATTTCCATGCGTGGGGTTAGGAAGTGTCGGCAGGCCCAATTTCGATTTTTCGGGTTTCAAACCTGGGCTCGTGGTTGGAATCGAGATAGCGTATAGGTTCTGAGATGGCGATACATTTCGAATTGATCGAAGGGCAGACTTTCATTGACAGGCCGGAGAACTGCGCGGAGCTTTGGTTGCATCGTCATGATGGGGGCGTTATACCAGGTGGATATGAGGCGTGCGCTGTTGCTGGGCTATACGCGGAATGGCGCGGCGAACTCGATGCGCCGTTTCTCGTGGCTGACGTGATGGAGAAGGAACTATGGAAACTTCCCTGGCGCGTTCGGAGGCTTGGCTACGTTGATGAGCGAACTGCCGTGTATGGGCGGATGTTATAGGTTATAAGTGAGTAAGCCAATCTGGAATATGGGCCAAGGCTGAACGCGCTCCTCGACACCTTGACGCCATCTGAAGGGTTTGGCATCGAAGGCGGGCTTCGCATCGGCGTATGGGATGAGTAGATTTAAGAGTCCGCTTCGACCAGCCGATTGACATAGGCGGACATTCCGCGTTCTTTGATCTTTAGCGCCACGGAAGGCAGAACGAATAGATTGAGTCGAGCTGTAGCGACCGCTGAGGGCTTTCTGCCAGCTCCTTTACGGCGTCCGCCACGAGATTCCTTGGGTTTCTTCACGGTTTGATTATACAACCACAGTTTCATACGGGAACCTGATAAACCTCGAATTCTCAGGAGACTTCGGCACGTAGACCCCGCCTGTAGCCTTTGCAATGAGCCGAAGGTCTGATAATGTCATTTGAGGCCATGCGCCGTTGAAGGTAACCGATAGATAGTCGTCGACCCGCCACACGGACACGCTGGGGGCACAGGCATCTTCCGGGCCCAGGGCGCAATGTATGAGTCCAAGCGATCGCATTATGGCGACGGATGCGGTAACGAGTTGGCAGGCAATTTCGATATTGGTATTCATCAGACTGACCATTTCCTTTTCGTAGTAGAGTTTTGTTTCCATGGTTTGATTATACGACAAGTACAATCAAAATACAAGGGGCGGTGTTGAATATTCGACAAGTCAAGCAAAATTACCAGGTTGCAGGCTATGCCACTCACTCCTAAGCAAGCGCTGTTCGTCAAGGAATACCTTGTTGACCTCAATGGGAAGCAGGCCGCGATACGAACCGGATACAGCGAAGCGAGCGCAGAAGTTCAGGCTTCGCGTCTGCTAAGCAATGCTAAGGTAGCTTCAGCGGTTCAGGCTGGCATGGACAAGAGGGCTCAGAAAGTGGAGATAACCGCCGAGAGAGTCCTTGCCGAATTAGCTCTATTGGCGTTCCAGAACCCACTCGATTACGTCAAGGTCAAAGACGGCAGGCCGTATATTGACCTCTCAATGCTTACGAGAGAACAGGCCGCTGCAATCTCTGAGATCAACGTCGAAGAATTGGGCGGCGCATCCGATAAGCCCGGCGACCTGCCGATTGTCAAAACGAAACTGAAGTTCCACGACAAGCGCGGAGCGTTGGTAGACCTCGGAAAACACCTTAAGCTCTTTACCGACGTGACTGAGCACCGATTCGACCTATCCAACCTGAGTGACGACGAGCTAAAGCAACTTGGTAGCATCCTCTCAAAAGTTACCAACCCTTGAGCAAGTACAGGCAGAGCTTGCACGGCGCGGAATAGTCAATACTGACGACTTTGAGGCACTCCCTGAGTTCATAGGCGATCACGCCGGACAGTTCAAAGCATGGAAGTCAAGTGCCAGAATTCTCGCGATTATTGCAGGATGGCAATCGGGCAAGACGGTTATCGGCCCACCTTTGCTCAGAAGGGAGATACAGCGCAGGGGGCCTGGAGATTACGCGGCGCTCGCGCCGACGTTTCCGCTACTTGCTAACAAATTACTGCCAGAGCTGCGAAGATGGCTCGATCCGTATTTCGAACTCAAGAAAGCGGATAACGTATTCGTCATTCGTCCTGGTGCTGACCTCAAGATTTGGGGGAAGGCGGCAAAAGAGCCGACGAGGATACTTCTCCGGCATACAGACAACTCAGACGCCGTAGAAGCGTTCACCGCCAAGGCACTCCTCGCGGATGAGCCCGGGCAGATGGCAGACGAGATATGGGAAGCGATGCAGGCGAGATGTGCCGTCAACCAAGGGCGGTTAATTCTCACATCCAGGCCTTACCGATCGAACTTCCTCGTCAGAGAGATTTGGGACAAGCGGTTCACCGATCCTGACGTGCAGGTGGTGAACTTCCGCTCGATTGACAATCCAGCATTCCCTGCGTCTGAGTACGAGCGTCAGAAGAGACTGCTTCCTCCCTGGAAGTTCCGCATGAAATACGACGGGATACCGACAAAGCCCGCCGGTGTCATCTACGACATCGTTAACAGCGAGCGTCACGGCGTGCCTAGATTTACCATTCCCGTCAATTGGAAGCGGTATGCGTGGATAGACTTCGGAAACAACAACACTGCCGCACTGAAGGTAGCCGAGGAACTTCGAGAAGGGCTCAAGCCGAGATACTTCATTTACAGCGCTTATCATCCAGGCGACAGGCGATCAGCTTCAGGAGAAGACGGGCACGTTGCGCGGTTGAAGAAAGGCGAAGCCATGACTCCCTTCGGGGTAGGCGGATCGCATCAAGAAGATGGCTGGCGTGATAGTTGGGCTACCGCGGGAATGCCAGTCAAAGAGCCGCCAATCAATCGAATTGACGAGCAGATAGCACAAGCCTACGAACTGTTCGCAGACGACAGGCTCTTCATCTTCAGTGATCTTAGCGAAGTGTGGGACGAGATCAGCGACTACGCTTGGCCTGTTGACGAAAACGGCGAAGTAGTCAGGGACGACAAGCCTGAAAACGATGCAACCTTTCATCTTATGGCGGCGCTCAGATACGGGGCCGCGTTTGTGAATCCGCCAAAAGCAAAGCGCACCGTAGAACTCAAATTTTACTAATGGTTTTCCTATTCTGTCTTGAAGCGGCTGGCGGCATATTCGCTATCGGCCTCATTCTCATCATGCTTTACATTGCGTTCAAAATCGCTCACTACGCTTTGATTGGCGCATTGTCAGAGGGCGATAAGCAGTAATGCGCCTCATCAAGGCTGCCCGCAAAGGGTTCAAGTCCATTGCAAGCGGCACGGGTTACACAGGGCTCGGTTGGGGCTTCCACACGATGGCCGGCGGTGGTGGCGCTGGGTTTGACTGGAACCGTGAAGCGGGGCTCAGATACGATAACTCGGTCGTCTACGCGGCGATCAATTACACCTGCCGCACGATGATCGAATGCGGTTTGCCGTATGTCCGTAAGGCCGGAGACCCGCATAGCGAGATCGAAGGGCATCCGGTAACTGAGCTGCTCGCAAAGCCTAACCCTTGGTATGACTGGGCCACATGGCTGAGCGGGCAGATAGTCAGCGAACTCGCTAGCCGGAGCGGTATGAGCTATGCGTTCATGCACAGGAGCGGAGGCGGGAAACTCATCGGCTTTGAGTATCTGCCGCACTTTGGGGTAACGCCATATTCCATTCCCGGATCGGGAGAGTTCATCGATAAGTATTTCCTCGCAGTCCGCAATGGGCGCATGGAAGTCGATCCGAAGAACATTCTCGCGCTTCGCTATGGCCCATTGAATCCGTTACGGCCACAAATCTCCTATGGTCCCATCGAGGCGTGTTTGGTGGAGGTTTGCACCGACAAAGAGGCTCTTGCGTTCACCGCATCGCTGCTCAAGAATGCGGGCGTTACGCCTCATCTCGTAAGCCCTTCAGGGAAAGACGCCAGCGGCATGGATATCGTCTTCGGGGAAGCGCAGGCCAGACAAATCGAGTCGGTTATTTCCGAGAAAACGACCGGCGCCAATAGGGGCAGAGTGGTTGTTTCGCCTATTGGGATGAAGATCGAAAACCTTTCGCTATCCCCTGCGGACATGAACGCCGAAAAGATTCACAACATAGCTGAGGAACGGATCTGCGCGGCACTTGGAATCTCTCCGCAAGTGCTCAATCTCGGCACTGGTCTGGAGAACGGCAATAACCGTGCGTCTGCTGATTCTGCACTCAGGCAGGCCGCCAGGGATTACGTTAAGCCCTACCTTGTCCGAAAGGCCCAACAGCTTACAAGAGTGCTCATTCCAGAACTCGGAAATCCCGGCGAGGAGGTCGCATTCCACTGGGAAAACATGGAGGCGTTGCAAGACGATAAGACTGAGGCCGCTAAGCGCGACGAACTCGCCTGCGGTGGCCCTTGGGAGACAGTCAACGAAGTCAGGAAGCGTAAGGGCATGAGCCCAATCGAAGGCGGCGACGCTATTCGAGAACGGTCGATCAGGCCGCAGGATCAAGAGGAAAAGAATGCCAGACAAACCCAGTATACAGATCGTTAATCATGTGCCTGAATCCAAGGTCGCTGACCTTCGGTACAACTCAGAGACCCAAGAGCTTGAGGTGTTCATTGAGCAGGGCGTACCCTGCAAGACGATCATCCTGTCTGGCAAAGACCCAACGCTGGGAACGAAGATCACTTTCGCATCTGGCGCGTCGCTGAATTTCCTCACCACAGCAATCACTGAGAACTCTACGACGACAACGCTTGCCGCTGGCTCTATCGGGTTCACGACCCACGCGACAGGCAGGGGCAAGATTTTCTACAGCGACGGATCTAAGTGGCAACTCGTCACGGCTGTTGCCGCTTAACAGGAGTCATACCATGAGAGTTTTATCGGCAAACTTCACGCGGCCCGCTGACACAACCGCCTACGCTGCCGGCGATCTCGTAGCAAATAGCACGACGGCCGCGTCCGTGGCGGCGATGCAGTTCTCCAAGGCCACAGATTGGGAAGGCGGGCAGTTCTACATTCGCAAGGTAAGGATCAAGAAGTCTGCGGTAGGCGTAACTGACTGCGCATTGAGGCTTCACCTCTATTCAACGAACCCATGCACGACTGCGCCAACGAACGGTGATAACGGGGCATGGGCGACGAAGATCGCTGGATACATTGGAGCCTTCGATGTCACGGTTGACAAGGTGTTCAGCGACGGCGCGCAGGGCGTGGGCGTTCCGACAACTGGAGTTGAGTCATCCGGCCAGTGCGATGCGGGGTCTCAGATTTTGTATGGCTTACTCGAAGCTCGAGGAGCGTACACGCCAGCTAGCGCGGAAGTGTTCACTGTCGAACTTGAGGTCTACCCATTAAAGTGATGAAAGATCAATCCTTACTCCCAAAGGCATTGCCGCATGGCGCTCAGTGGGCCATCGAGGAAACTGCAGCGATGCAACTGCTGACGTTGCTTCAGTCTACGAATGCCGAGGCGCACGAAAAGGAGTTCGTGGCTCGTGGCGGCGCGTCGTCCATTGACCGTGAGGGATACGACATCGTTCAGGGTGTCGGGATCATCCGCGTCAGCGGCGCGATGATGAAGTCCCCAAGCTCTCTGTCGAGCAGCGTTTCGACTGTTTACACTCGGCGGGCAGTAAGGGCGGCGATGAACGATAAGCAGGTGGATTCCATCTTGCTCGTGATTGATTCTCCCGGTGGATCTGTGAGCGGCACGGCAGACCTCGCATCGGATATCGCTATGGCGTCAACAAAGAAGCCATGCTTTGCCTACGTTGAGGATATGTGCTGCAGCGCGGCCTATTGGATCGCAAGCCAAACCCAAGGAATCCTTGCAAACCAGACAGCCATGATCGGCTCTATTGGCACTTACATGGTCCTGGTAGACGGATCGCGAATGCACGAGAATCTCGGCGTGTCCGTTCATGTCCTCTCAACCGGAAAACTCAAGGGCGCAGGGCAGTGGGGATCAAAGATCACGGACGAGCAGCTTGAATCGTTCCAAAAGACTGTTGACGATCTCAATCAGCATTTTCTTACCGCTGTATCGAGGGGCCGGAATATGCCGATGGACAGTCTCGTGCAACTTGCAGACGGCTCTGTGTGGATCGGATCGGAGGCCGTCTCTAAAGGGCTTGTAGATGATATCTGCACGTTCGATGAGGCATTCTATTATGCCAAGCGCCAGGGTCAATCGTCTGGCGCAAAAGCAGAGGACAGGCGGATATTGGCGGCAGATGGTACCACTTTCGTGCTGGCTGACAATCACGAAGTGCGACAAGTCGGAGACCAGATTCTCATCACAACCAAAGAAACAATTTCCCACGAGGGCGGCCCGCTTGCTGAGCTGACCCTTGCGGAAGAGACCGACTCGGCGCTTGCTGCCGTTCGTGGTCTGACAGACCGCCTTACCAATCTCAAGGCGACGCGGGATAAGGACAATCGTTCGCTGTCCGAAAAGGCACGCGGACACATCGTTGATGCAATCGACTGCGTGACGGCTTGCGCCGCAACGCTGAGCGGATTGATCGCTGATGAAGACCCCGTAGCTATCGCGGCTCTCTCAAACGCCATTGCAGGCGCAGAGCTTGCCATAGCACTTTCCACTTAGGAGCAAGCACCGATATGGATGCACAGTTAAGGGCCCTTCAAGCAGGGCTCCAATCTCTCATCGATGAAGGTAAGGCTTTGGAGGCCAAGGGTATTGAGACGGCAGAGGAAAGCGTACGCGCTACCGAGCTCGCTCAGGAAATTGCCGCCAAGCAAACCGAAATCGAAACGCACAAGTCACTCTTTAAGGCTGTTGCCAATGCTGATTCGTTCCTGAACTCCAAGGAGTTCGCGAGCATAGCTGCTGAAGTAGACGCCAAACGACCAGGCGGACCAGATGAAGAGTTCAAGAAGGCCGCCAACGCCAAACTTCCTGGACGCGCCCAGTTCTTCCAGAAGGCTGGTCTGTCCCGAGATGTTGCGGCGAAGACTGCATACCGTTTTGGTATGTTCGCACTTGCCACGGCCGGTAGGCCCCAGGCGGTTCGCTATTGCCAGAGTAATGGCATTCCACTTGCGGGACACACCGAAGGTGTCAACGAAGATGGCGGCTTCACAGTTCAGCCAGAACTCGACGAAGCGATCATCATCCTTCGCGAACTGTACGGGCTCTTTCGACAGTTCGCACGGTACACGCCGATGGGCACTGAGGTCAAGGACCGACTGCGCCGAACGGGTGGACTGACCGCGTACTTTGTGGATGAAGAGGATTCGATCACGGCTTCCAAAATGGGCTGGGATCGCGTCAAGCTCGTCGCGAAGAAGCTCGCAGTTCTCGCATACGCCTCCTCTGAACTGAACGAAGATTCGGTCATCGATCTCGGCGATACGCTCGCTGGTGAAATGGCCTACGCCTTCGCGCAGAAAGAAGACACCTGCGGATTCGTAGGAACTGGCATCAGCACGCACGGCGGCATCGTTGGGGTAACTCAGCGACTCATCGACGTGTTCACCGTCGCCCCGTCTGCGGGCGATGGACTGATTCTTGGAACCGGCAACTTGTGGAGCGAGCTTGTCCTCGGGGACTTCCACAAGGTCAGCGCTGCTCTTCCGCAGTACGCCGAAACCGGAGACGTCGCGTGGTATTGCCACAAGCAGTTTTGGGAGAACGTCATGTTCAAACTGGCGCTTGCGGCTGGCGGCGTTCCGGCTGCTGAAATCGTACAGGGTGTCGAGCGAAGGTTCCTCGGCTATCCGGTGCGAATCACGCAGGTCATGGCATCGGCAGAAGCGAACTCCCAGGTTCCGGTATTCCTCGGCGATATTTCGCTGGCGGCAATGTTCGGAGATCGGAGACAGACGACTCTCGCAGTGAGCGAGCACGACCGGTTCTCGACGGATGAACTGGCATTCCGTGGCATTGAGCGATTCGACATCAACGTTCACGACGTTGGCGCCGCAGGCACTCCTGGCCCGGTTGTCGGACTCATCACGGCGGCATCGTAAGGAGGAACCACAAATGGTTGAAAGCAACAACAGCAAAATTGTCGCGATCACGCCTCCGGCTGCGATCATCGACAACGCTTCTGCGACAACTGCATCGATCGACACCAAAGGCTTCGACTGGTGCGATATCTATGTGCACTTCGGTGCAATGGACATCGCGGTGGTTGCATTCAAGCTCCAGGAGTCGGACACAGATGGGTCATACGCGGACATCACTGGGGCTACGTTTGACGGCGGCACGAGCGTGTACGGGACTACCCTTGCACTGCCAAGCGCAACCGCAGACAATGGCTTCTGGCGAATGCGTGTGAATCTCAAGGCTCGCAAGCGGTTCTTGGATCTCGTGCTCACTCTTGGCGACGGCTCTTCAGGCACCTACGTGTGCGCATGGGCAGTTCTGTCGAGGGCTGGCCAGTCTCCAAACACGCTGACAGAATCGGGCCTCGCAGCGGACTTGATGGTCTAATGATAGTCCGCGTCATTGAGTCGTGGGACGGCTTTCCATATGGAGCGATGGTCGATCTGCCTGATAAGCAGGCAATGTCGGCAATCATCCAGCGGAGAGCCGTCTCCATTGGTCCCATTCCAGAGGATGCTAAGGACACTCTTGAAGAAGAGAAAGCCGAAGAGCCTGTAGTAAAAAGGCGGCGAAAGTAGTTGGCGGCAGCCGCAACTTACACCGCGTACCCAACGGCGGCAGAAGCCCTCAACCTATTTACGGTTTTGGGCTTCTCCCTGCCTTCGGGGATGACTTCATCCGAGCTTGACTATTATCGCTATGCGGCGATTGACGAGCTTGAGAACATCACTGGTTACCGCCCGTTCCTTGCGGGCGCAAGTGCCACTTATAAATTTGATCCCCCAGGCCCTAATTACCGGGGAAGGATGCTGGGCGGAGGGCGCAAGCTGTTGCTCTCGCAACCATTCGCAACCATCACCGCACTTTCTGTAGGCGTGACTGCGACGGATGCGGGCACAGCACTGGCAGCCGATACAGATTATTGGAAACTGCCGGCCAACGCATCGGCAAAGAACCAGCCCATTACCGAGATTGTGTTCTCAACTCTCCAGTGGGGAATTGTGAACAGCGTTCGCATTACCGGAAAGCCAGGGTACAGCGAGAACATTCCTGCCGAGGTATGGGAGGCGGTGCGCCGTCTTACTGCCTCACGGATCGCCATGGGACTCAGGGAAAAGCTGTCGCAGAGTCCAGTGGAAGGGAAGCTCGGCGATGAGAGCATTCGGTTCTCCATTGAACTCTTGCAGAAGGCGGGCGAGACGTGGAGCTCTGAGGCCAAGGCAATTCTCATGCGCTACCGGTTCATGCACCCATGAGCATCTTTACGGAGCATTTCTTCACGGACACGGTGAATGTGTACCGGCAAAGAAAGAAGACAGTCGGAGACCTCGCGTACTTCGCCACTCCAGTCATAACAGCCCTTCCATGCGCTCTTCAGGCCACGGAGAATGTGGACAAGCTGCAAGGCGCTATGGGGCTCAAGAAAGAGGACAACATCTTCACGCTCGACGTCCTCATGTGCGCGTCAGGCACTGACATCAGGGGCCAGGACGTCATCAAAATCACGACTGCCGGCCATCCGGAACTGAACGAATACTACGAGATCATGGGCGATCCGAAAGACAGGCCGAGCAAGTTCAGTTCCCAACTGGGCTACGCCAAGGCGTACATCAACAAAATTACCACGCCTGACTTCATAGCTTCTGGTTCTTAATGGCTGACTTCCTTCCTGACTACGTTGGAGAGCTGCAAACGCTCATCATCTCCACGCTGAGCGGCGTGACGGCGGAAAGCATCTTTAGCTTCGAGCAAATAGGCGGCGTGAAGATCCAGGACGTTCTATCAGGACTGCTTGCGAATGAAGCAGGAACAGCAATCACCGCAAAGATGTGCGTGATTCTCTATGGAAGACTTCCACCAGATACCGAGTTCGGATTAGGAAACAAGCTGTTTCGCGCTCCAACTGAGATATGGCTATTCGAGAAGTGCATCGATCGCACGACGACCACAAACCAGAAGTACCTGCACGGAAGGCTCTACATTCTGAAAGAAGCCATCTATGCAGGCGGGTTTAGCTACTTCACCGAGATAGAGCCCGGAGAGATCGATTCGAGCGCCATGAACGAAGCCAATATGGAGGCTCTTGACGCTCAATACAAGTGGATCGCAGCTGCGCTGAAGTATCACCCAGGTCTTCAAGTGGGAGAGCAGGTTTTTTGAGGGCAACAACGGCGGACGAACTCCGCCAGCTCGCCTCGATGCTCTCCGCAGATAGAAAATTCGACATAGCCGAAGAAAAGGCAAGGCGTGCTGTTCAGCTTGAACCACTTAATGCGTGGGGCCACTGTTTGCTTGGCTCGATTGTTCTGCAATCGGGTGACGTGAAGTCTGCAAGGCGTCACGTTGAAATGTCGCTCGAGCTATCTCCATACCTTCCTGCCGCGCTTTGGAATCTCGCACTCATAGACCTCCACGAAGAAAAGTGGGAGTCTGGGTGGGAGCGGTATGAGTGGGGCTTTGCGAGGAATTTCAGGAGCCTCAAGACACAGTTCCCGGCATGGGACGGAAATGATAACCTGAATGGCCGCACGGTGTGGGTGTGGTCTGAGCAAGGGCTCGGGGACGTGGTGCAATTCTCTCGTTACGTCGTGGCGCTCAAGCAGAGGTATCCAGCGTCGCACATTGTCTTCGAAGTGCCCGAATCTTTGGTTTGGCTCTTGGGGCACATTGCCGACGAGGTTATAGCTTCGAGCGGCTATCACCATCCACCGCATGGGTGGGACCCTGAGAATGATCGGCACATCAGCGTCATGAGCCTGCCGCACAGATTGAAGTGCCAGGTACCCCGTCCTACGCCGCTGAAGGTCAACAAACTGCTGTTCGATCAGTTCAAGGCGAAGTTCAAGAAGTACACGGTTGGAATCGCGTGGAAGGGCAACCCGGCACACACTTTTGATTGGCGAAGATCGATCGATAACGAGACTATCGAACAGCTTGTAAACCTTTGCCCCAAAGCCCAGTTTGTCAGCCTCCACAAAGAAGGGTCTACGGTGGACGGAATCCTTGGAATGGGCGATGAACTTGTGACCTGGGAAGAGACAGCCGCCGCACTCTGCGCAGTGGATGAAGTGGTCACCGTTGACACATCCATAGCCCACGTTTCGGGCTGTTGCAAGCGGCCCACGAGCCTCCTATTGAGTAAGGCTCACGACTTCAGGTGGGGCGATAGAACGAACTCGGTTTGGTATCCGAATTTCACCGTCGTCAGGCAGGAGAAATCCGGCGATTGGACTTCCGTTTTCGAGCAGGTAGCAGATGGCATTCGACAAAGGCAAAGCGCGTCAAGCGATTCTGAAAGCTGTCGAGAAGGCAGTGATGCGGGCGGAAAACGAGAGCGCCAGAGAGGGGCTTGCATTCCTGAAGCGCCAGAGCTCGGGGCCGTTCTCGACAAAGATGCAGCGGGCGCTCGCTAAGTCGTCAGGCTTTCCGGCGTCACAAGGCAAGGGCTTGTTTTCGACTGGGCACATGATCTACCCGGGCGTATTCAGTAAGCGTAGGCCCACATCGCTACTACCGCTCGATACGATCAATAAGCAAACCGGATTATTCTATCGCAGCTGGCTCCTCACGCCAGCACGGGAAACAGTTTGGGGGCTCTCCAATGCAGCCTTCCGCAATACCGCTCCATACGCTGCTGCCCTTGAAAAAGGAACGCGGTGGATGAAAGCTCGTCCTTTAGAGGATTTGGTCCTCAACTACCTGCAACCAATCAGAGAAGCGAATATCGCAAAGGCGATGGATGCTCTCATGACCAAATAGGAGATTATCAGCGATGCCAGATCAAGAAGCACCCGTCAGTCACGGCGGATTCTCAGGGGCCGCTGGCGTCGCTACGCCAAGCGCAGAGACTGCTCAGCCGGACCCCGAAAAGAAGCCCTCGAAAGGCAAGGAGGAAAGCTAAATGGTAGTCCCACGCTGGGTACTCGGCAGGCACTTAACGGCGATTACCGTTACTCCGCTTGTCCGTGATGCCAATGGAACTCTGACGATAACGACGCTCGGCACCGTGCTGGGCCGGAGTGCGCAATCTGCAACTGCGGCAAAGTCTCTCAGTGGTTATATTGACGGTGTAAGGTTCGGGTCACGGCCCGCGCAAGACCTGATTATGCCTATCGATCAGACGGTTGCGAACTACGAGATCATGTACGATGATTTCGACCTCCAACTGATCGAGATTCTTCACATCAAGACGACTGGCAGTGCGGGCTACGCTCCAATACTTCCATACCTTGCGGCGAACTACGAGTATTTCCTTGTGAGCTTCACGAGGGGCGGGCAGACGTGGGACTGCTACTTCAAGCGCGGAGACTTCTCGGACGGTGTGCAGGGCTTTGGAAAGAACTCTGTTGGCCTTTCGATGAGACCGTTCACGATGGTTGATTCCACGGCTACCGTGACATTCACTCCATAGGAGCTTTATGCGGCTTGACATTGAATCTCTAAGCCCTCCAATTAAGCGGGGCGACAAGTTCACGTTCACAGATAAGAGCCAGCCAGGACAAACGCTTCAGATAGAACTGAGGCCGCTCGACTGGCTGGAGGAACAGGCTGCAATGGAACAGGCCGACTCGCTCGCCATTCGCTACATAACTGGCGGGTGGGTTGATGAGCGCGGGCTCTACCAGAAAGACCCGTGCCCGATAGAGCCGATCGGCGGAGTTCCCGTAGTGCTCACCTACCGGGCATTGAAGGAAGCATCGATGATCGCTGCCATGCAGGTCTCCGATGAGCCGTATGACGCCATTTGGCTTTGCAGGTTCGCGCTTGCGATGCCGAACGCCTGGGCAGAGCTTCAGGTGGCGGCAAGGACGCTTTCGGCAGAGTACGCGAAGGCAGAAAAAAAAACGGACTTACTGGAAGGTACGGGCATATCGTTGGAGAGTGCTTAGCGGTAGGCCAAGAGCATCCGGCTGTGACCAGAGCCCTCTACGGGGAGTTAAGGTTCCAGTCGGAATGTCTCAGGAATCTCTGCGAAAAGTTCGAGGCGAATATCCCCCAAAAACCGCCAGGGCTTGACGTTTCCTATCTCATGGATATTGCCAATTTCAGAGAAGAGATCACTCCCGTGGATGAAGATGATTATGGGGACGAAGGGGACTTTGACACGATGCAAGGAAGCTACAAGGATCTGATTGTCTGATGGCATACGACATCGAACTGAACTCTCCGAATCTCGACAAGTTCGACCGTGGGCTTGATGCGTCTCTGTCGAAAGTTGAAAGGCTCGCAGGGGCGATTAACGAACTCGGAGGAAGTGCGAGCCTACTTGCATCCAAGTCGTCTATCAGCGGGCCGTATTCGCGTCTCGCGTCTGCTCAGGCAAAGTTTGCGGCGATCACTCCTGGGGATGCTTCGCCAGAGGCCAGAGACGTCACCTTGGCGCTGAGAAAAGCTGAAATGGCGGCAGGAAGGGCCGACAAGTTCGGCAAGCCCATTTCTCGAACGGACGCGCTTTCCAACCTCTTCATGACCTCCCGCATGGGAATCGGCAGCGACGGGTTTTCCATGATGCCGCTCATGAACAAGATGTTCAGCCCTGGAAACGCTTCTGCGCTCTTTGGCGAGGCGGCAGGGGCTTCGATTTCCGCTATGGCAGGTCCATTTGCGGCGGCGGCTACGGCTATCGCTGGCATGACCGTTGCGGCAAGGGCATATTCTGCTTTCGTGCGCGACTCTGCTGGCGCCCACTACCTCGGAGGCGGGAATGCCGACGTAACAGCTTCAGCGCGTGGAATAGCTGGTCTTGCCGGTATGTCTGGAACCGACTTCGCTGGCAGGTCTGTGCAGTTTGGCGATTTCCTGCGCTCTGGAGGCCCAGGGGCCGGATACTTCCGCTCTAAGGGCCTCATAGACCGTGGATGGTTGCAGGGCGACAAGACGTCCAATATGCTCCGCGCAATGGATATTCTCAGGGCTGAGCCCAACGAAGATTTAGCAATTCGTGCAGCCAGAGAAGCGGGCCTCTCGGACATGATGTGGATGCGCGACATATCGCGTGGATCGTACGAGCGAATCAAGCGCGGAATGGCTCCGGTGTCCGCAATGGAACGGCGCGTCAACGCTAACATCACGGCAGACGTAGAGGCCAACAGTCAGTCGTTTTCGAATAATATCGGCAGGCCAACGGCAAGGCTGCTCCAAAATGGAATGCAGGCATGGAACCCAACCATGATGCAGACATTCTATGGCCCGTTTCTCGGCGGTGCGCTCGACGACATGATGCGCGAGATGGGGTGGAACCCTATGCGTCTTGGCGATGTCGCAAACGGTTCTAATGGAAGTGGTGGGCGCGGCTCCTCACCTGCCAAGAAGCTCGAGGACGCTGCTGAAAAGCTCGCTGACGCAGGGCGCACTCTCAAGGAAGGCGCTGAGCAGATCGGAGGCGGTGGAAGGTCACGCGGAGCCATTCCGGGTCAGTGGAAGTTCATGCAAATGGAAGACGCCATTACCGGGCAAGCTGCGAAGCTCGGCGCGTTTTCTATTTAGCGGAACAGGACGCCTACAAGCAGGAACGCTGCGACAACGAAAAAGGCGAACCACGCCACGGCTTTCCACCAGGCGTCATTCTTCAGGCTTTCGTTGTAGCTGCAATCGCAGTGCGGGCACTTGAGCAGGTTCGTCCGAGAACGACAGCTCGGGCAAGTCCATACCTCACGCACGATTTGGCTTTGGTCAATGGTCTGCATCGCCCCTTATTCTAACACACCTTTTCGGATTCTCCAAGTTTTAGGTTCAAACCAAGCCAATGCCAGCGTTCGCAGGACCAACAGGAGCCACTACCCGGAACCGTAGGACAAGGGTTACCCTTGACCGTCCGACGTGGATGATGGGCGAACGGGGATTATGGGTCGTCAAGACGATGGACCATATCTGCCGTTCGGGGCAGGAGTCCCAAAACAGCGTTCGCTTCATCCCAGGCATAGGATGGAAGCTCCTCAGCTATGAGGACGCGCTTGGCGGCAAGCATGAGACCACGGCGGGCCAAACGGGGATTCTGACTGTTGCAAGCGGCAATCTCACCGTCCCAAGCAAATTCACTGAGTCCAACCGCCAGCGGTGGAACTCCGATCTTACGGGTGTATCTCAGGGCGGTTCAAGTTCTACGGGAGACCCGCACATTCAGAAGAATGTCACGGCGGGTGACAACTGGGGTGCAAACCTTACCTACCGCCTCGGAGCCGATCAAACGAGCTTCGATCAGCCGGATACGGTGGGTGACACCATCGCTATGGACCGCGTGGCGGTCTCAAGCACCAACCATGCGCCTTGGGAGCGGATCAGCCTTGGATTCAGCTATAGCCAGCCGTCAGTAGCCACTTACGGGGACATCGATACCCTTTACTTCTGCGGCCCTGCCGGAAATGACGCGCTGGGAGTCGGGACTGGCCAGTACGCGCTCAAGCAAAGAGGCGACGGGGTTGCAGCTCTATTCGAAAGGCTGGTAACCGGTTCGTGGGTAAAGCGTGACCAGTTCCAGTACCGCGTGCCAATGAAGGGCTCTATTTGCGCCTTCAGCCTTTCGGTCTACTCGGATGCCTATCTTGGCTCAGACAGCCGCTGGCACGGTACGAAGATCGTCTTCGAAACGGACTGGAGCCAAGGAGTTGTTTCAACGCTCGCAGCCGTCGCAGAATCGAGCCTCAAGCCAAGGGATACTTGGCAGAAGGTCTATCACGTTCCGATCACGAAAGGCCAGCAGCCGTCTACGACGCTTGCACCTATTCGGCTTGACATTCGAAGGGACGTAAGGGCCAGTTTTCAGCTTCGCAAGGCCCGGTATCTCCCGACAGGAACCCTGCGAGGCGATACGGTTGTCCTTCCGTACAATTCTCAGGGTGGAAGCTCCGTTGAGCCCATTTCGCTCACATGGTTCGGGCAGCTTCCTACCGGGACCTCCGTGACAGTGCTTCTGTATGACGGCGAAACGGATGCGGCGCTCACTCCATCTGGCGCGCAGGTAGATTTCGAGGACGGCGGATACCGCTACTTCGAGCCGGTTCAGAACGGGAGATACGTCTATCCGATATTCACGTTCTCTTCGGACGTTGACGGCGCTTTCAGTCCGACGCTGATAAGGCAGCACATCATTCGCGGCGACAAGGCGAAAGACCTCGCGCCGTCTACAACCACGCTTCCCAATGTCGAATCGGTCAGCATAACGGGTGCTACTTCCGATCCAAGCCACTCAACGGCGAGAATCGAGTGCGTTGACCTGAAGGGCGAGCTCGACGATATTCTGCGCATCCGCTCAAAGATGCCCATTAAGGTTGACACCCAGTACGACCCGAACGACGCCGCAAAGCGCATGGTGCTCTTTCAGGGCTACGTCGCAAGAGCGCGGAGAAAGCGGCACGGAACGACCAGGAAGCTGGGGTTTGCTAATACGTCGTCTCCCAAGGTTGCAAGTGCCTATCCCTCAAGTGATTGGGGCAGGTACAGCATCCGCGCAATGGGTGAGTGGCAGCGCCTCGAAAAGATGCAGATGCCCAGGAGTTGGGATTTCAACTTCGACCCTGAATCGCCAAGGATCAATGGCGCACTTCAACCTTACAAAGTCACAGACGCCATCCGCGCTCTATTCATCTTTGCGGGCTATGATCCGGTGCAAATCGACATACCGGATATGCCGCTGAGACTCCTGGCGCAACCAGGCCAGCAGCTCTATCTGGAAGCGTACACGCCGATCGGCCCTGTGATTGTTGCATGGGCAAGAGACCTCCTCGGCGGATGGATTGTGTTCGATTCCAACGCGGACAACACAAGCCCTCCGGCTGCTTCGACTTGCAGAGGGTGCTGGAGACTCAAGATTCCGCCACGGCAACAATTAACAGGCCAGGACTACAACTTCCTCGCGAACTTTCTGGAAAAGCCAGATCCAACCGTAACGGGAAGAGTTCCTTCGACAGATCCTGCGGCGTATCCTGACTATGCTGGATCTTCGCCGTTCACGTCGCAGACGATCAAGCAGACGTTCATTCGTCACGGATGCTATGACGATGATGTCGTTCCACCGGAATGCAATATCGTTTACGTTACGGGCGTCGGTTCGTTCTCTGGAGGCTCGGCGGCTGTTGGAGGTCCTATCAAATCCGCAGGCGCGGCAGGGATTGAGACCTACCAGCTTCAGCAATGTGCGGTGAATTGGAAGTCGGCATATTTTAGGGAGGATCAAGGGAACGCGAATTGCCCTCCGGCTCCAGACCCAACGCACCCGGACTACCTGGGCGATATTTGGCCTTACTACTATTCCGATCCTGGGCTTTGCACTCAGGCGGCGGTCAACTTCGCGGCACGAAGAATTTATGACATTGCTTGTCACGCTCAGAAGTGGGCATGGTTCGAGGCTCCTCTCATCGGAGTGACGGATTCTGAAGACACCTTGCAGGTCAATCCGAGGCCGCTTCAGTTTGGGGACATGGTGCTCGTCAAAGGCCAGCCGTTTGTCGTCAACGATGTTTCGATTGACTACTCTGGCGTGAAGGGCGGAGACAGGTTTCAGCACGCCATTTATGAGGTGTTCTCGCCGCCATATCTTCAGGACTACACGCAGCTTGGAGACAATTACACGCTCTCGAACGGGCGTCCAGTGATGTGGTAACCGATGCGCTCAGTAACACAGCTTAGAAAGGCAAACGGGGACGCAACTGCGCGTCTCATGGGCAAGATGGGGCTTGTTCCGAAATCGTCCGCAACCGTCAAGGGTTCGCTTTCTCAGGTGGACATCATCCGGCTTCCAGTCGTTGTTGCGGATTCGCTTCAGAGAACCAATGGAACGTTCAAGTTCATGCTCGGCTACGATCCACTCTCCGCGTTCTCGCTCGAAGAGTAAATGACATCCTTTCGATTCGTTCTGAAAGGCGCTGTCATCGAAGGCACGATTGAATCTCCAAGAGAACTCGCTGACAGGCTGATCGAAGTGCTCGAAATGGACCTCGCTTACGAGGCCAAGAGAGCCGCTGCGAGTCTTCCAAGGCAAGTGAGAGCGCGAAAGCCCTGCGGATGCCCTGAACACGCACTGAGACCATGATCTACCTGGGCGATCCTGCAACGGACTTCGAAGAGAAAGTCCTGCTTGCTTCCACGTATGTTCAGTCAGGCCAAGCGTTCGGAGTGGGCGACGCGGCGGAGATAACGTCCTGCTGGGGCAACGAGTATTTCGATGCAGGAGTTGGCAATGCGAGCGATCCGAGGAACCACGGAATTCTGGTTCAGCTTTCGCACCAGAAGTTCGATAGGTTCGTCGCCGCTACTTCGTATGCCACTTTAAGGGTTCCGCACCTCGATGTAACGGTTGCTCTGACCTTCGGCGGGTGGATCAATCTCGAATCCAAGCTCCTTCTGAACGGGCAAGAGCTAACCGGAGATTGTTCGAACTGGGCATGGGCAGTCACTTCGCTCGAATGGTGGGTGAACGGGGTTCTGCAGTGGAGCTACGGCGCAACCTCAAAGAGTGGAACGAACTACGACCCACGGCTGAACCAGCAATTCTTGGAAGTCGCAGGCGGGGCCAATGTGACCGTCGTGCCGACGTGGGCAGAATGCGATACCGCGATTCATGAAACGAGCGTTTCCGGAAGTCTTTCGGGAGGGTACAGGTACAAGCCCGCAGGAGTTTGGACTGAGCCGCTCATCAACCTTGACGCGCAGACGCCTCCGACGATTTCAGGCTGCAACTGCGCACTCGCTGTTCTGAACGTAACCAGCTCGGTCGATCCGCCTACCGTCTACAGAAACAATCTGAGCTTCGATGGCGGCGTGACGGTCTACGGCACCGATCTTGGGACCACAAACTGCACCTGCGAATTCGGAGGCGGCTCTGAGCCGTTCCTGCACTTCACCAGAACGCTGAGGGCCTACGGAAGATCGGCAAGCCTTACGAACTGTCCGGAAGACGCAGGGATCTTCAACACGCACCGAAAGCGGGCGGCGAGATGTTACGACTACGAAGACGTGCCTCCGATTCCTGATTGGACGGAAGTTGAATCGACGACTCTCGAGGTCACAACCTACGCGCCGTACTATGTGAGCGCAAACAACATGGTTGGGACTTCCCACTGTTGGGATCATGCGCAGCCGATACCGATTTGCCCAGGAGTTCATGAGGGCGATGACTGGATTTGCGACGGCCCTGCGCCGACGTGGTGTTTCGATGAAAGGTACGCGCAGCTTGACTGGCCGACGAAGCCGGATTGCGGAACGGTCTCCGGTGGGATTTGGAATGCGCACGACCGAATGGGGCCATACCACGAGGCCTTGATTCGTGATGATGAAGTTGTCTACAGGTTCACGCCACACGCTTATCAGACACCAGCTTGGGAACACGAGACGACTTTAACGACTACTTCGGACTGCTCCAAGCCGCGAATGGCGGTCGGAAGGGACCAGAGAATTGAACTTCTGTACGAACGGTCTGGCCTGGGTTTCAAGAAGCGCACATCCCATGACAACGGCAGGTCATTTTCAACTGAGGCTGCTGTGGCAATAACAAGCGCGAGATGGTGCGTCAACGGCTTTTCGCCCAATGATTGCTACTTCGAATTCGGACTCGTGTATGTGTCTGGTTCTTCGGGTCCAAGCTACCTCAAGGGGCAGACGCAAGAGTCGGGAGAGACGGCGCTTTCCTCGGTGTTCACTGCGGTGGATGACTCGGCAGTATCACTGCAACTTGCGGACGATCAATTCCACATCAGCGCGGGATACGACGATTCGGAGCCGTGGGTTTTGGTTTGCGTTATCGACGGCGAAACCGCATCTTCAACTTGGAAGAGTTTTGACCGAGGGCGATCCTTCAAAAGAGTGACTTAATGGCAGTAACACTTCTCGCATCACAAGTTCCAACTCCGATGATTCCATCGGCAACCTATGAGATTCAGGATGCTTTGGACGGCGGGTATGCGCCTCACGCTGAGCAGTTCCAACTGGGCGAGAATAACGCCGCAACGCTCGCAAGCTATCTGAATGCTTACGGAATGCGGCTCGACCTTCTCAGTCGTCATGGAGCGGTTGCGAATTCCATTCTTCGCGGGCTCTTAATTTCGGCTGGCACTGGGCTCACTCTCAATGTTGCGATTGGCCTTGCGCATATCGATGCAGGGTTGGTTGAACTGGAAGCAGGCGACACGCTCACCATCACGCTAACCAACAACTCGGCCAATTATGTGTGGCTCAAATCGGACGGGACGCTCGAAGCAAAAACTACAACCGCTGCCCCTTCTGCCCAAGCTGTTTATCTTGGCTACGCGCTCACTTCAGCAGGGGCAATTACTCAGGTTGACGACGCCGGAAGGTGCGTTGCAACGGGCGGCATCATCGAGCGCCAAACAGCCGACACCGGCGAACCCGCAGACAGTCCAAACGCAAGTTGGAGAGGATGGACGGTTACGAGTGGTGGACGCTACTGGTGGACGGGCTCAGGATACGAAAGGCTCGGCCCAGGCGACAGCGTGAAGATTCTCATCCCTGCTGGGAGAAGCGATGTCATTCCGGCAGGTTCCCAAAAAGCAATTATTGCGGACGCGCTCACAGTGCGCGGATCGCTCGCAGTTCGAGGCCACTTAGTGGTCAGGGCTTAGGAGGCTCATTTCATGGCAGACGGCGATATCACCGCTTTACAGATTCTTGGAGACGGCGCGATGCTCAAACATGGGTACGTCGCAAAGTCTTTGGGCTCGGACGCGAACTACACGGCGACAGCTGCTGAGTACATCTATCAGATCCAGAAGTACACCAGCTCTGTAAACCTCACTGCGACCAGAAATATCGTGCTTCCGCTCACTGCTGGGGCTTTGATCTTTGTTTGGAATGCCACTTCTGGCTCCCAGTCGCTGCAATTCCTTGGCGCTTCTGGCACTGGCATCACGGTTGCAAACGCCAAGGGCGCGTGGCTGTTCTGTGATGGCACGAATTGGAACCGCGCAAGTGCGGACGTGACTCCGTAATGTCTATTCCTCAGATCATGCTCAGGCAGGACGGGAATCTCGTCCCTGCCAGCATTTGGGACCCGAAATCCACCACGCTCGGCACGCTCCGATTATGGCTTGAGATGACTGATATCTCAACGCTCAGCACCGACTCAGGAAAGACGACCAGGCCGACGACGACAGGTGATCTCATCTATGTTGTAGCGGACAAGAGCGGCAACGGTTCCGATATGGTGCAGGCCACGTCAGGGAACCGGCCCACGGCGGTAATCAATGCGATCGGGGATAAGCCTTCCGTGAGATTCACTCGTGGCAGTTCTCAATACCTGAAGCTCGCGGCAGCGGTGAAGGTAGCGACTCCATTCACGGCGTATCTTCTGCATAAATTGTCAAGCTCTGCCAACACGCGTTGTGCCATGAGCGGCAATGCCACGGATTCGTTCTGCTGGTACTACTCGTCGGGCCACGTCTTCGCAATGGACCAAACGGCGACGGTGGCACTTGCCGGCCCCGCAGTTGCAGGGCTCAATCTGCCTATCTCGATCACGAACTACGTCATTCACACCATCACCTTCGACGGCACATACTTCCGCGATCTGTGGGACGGAGTGCCCGTGCAGACCTATGCGGCGGCAACTGGGGCCACTTGGTCAGGAACGGCGTTCACCACGCTTGGAAGACGCGAGGATACGGCGAACACCTATCACGACGGCGACATTGCTGGTGTGAGGCTCTATGACGGCGCAATCCACACGGGAAGGCAGATCGCCATGACTGTGGAGGATATGTACCGGAGGGCTGGCATGATCCATCGATTGACCGCATTTGGGAATATGCAATGAAACTCATCACCATCTCCCCGATTCTCTTCTGGGGCGCTGACAACGTTCCTTATCACTACGAGAACGACGTCAACGCCATCAAGGTCTGGCTCAGGTGCAAGGACTGGCTCCACAGTTTCGGCTTCGATGGCGTTCGGATGTCCTGGAAAGGCGGCAAGCTGCTCAAAGATGGCCAGTGGATCGATGCAGACACCTATCAGGATCACTTCCGGCCGTACAGAGCCCTTGGCCCTCTTGCCGACTTCCTGGGCGCCAAGCAAAGGCTTCTGCTCTTCGATGGCACCGAAATGTTCAAGCCCGACGCTCTTAAGGCACGGGTAAAGGAGTCCTACGACTGGTTCAAGGCCCGTCTTGGCTCTACGATGCCCATTCAGACGGGTGGAGAGGTCGAAGCACCCGAAAGCGCGTACGGAGCGTTCGAACAGGCTGAACTGGTCAGGAAGGCTACTGGAGCCTCAAGTTCGCAGGTCTACCTTCCCGCTGTCCTCGTGATGCCCGGTGTTCCTTGGCAGAAGACGCTGGCGCTTGGCTTCCCTCGTGGCAAGAGGATCGGGACGATTTGCTTCGATGTCTATGTTGACGCATCACTGACACCGCAGTACATGGTTGAGTTCAGGAAGCTGCTGGATGGGATCGAGATTGAGGCGGCAAAGCTTGGTTACTCGAAGTCTCAGATTGCCATTACCGAGTACGGCTCGTGTCCGAACTACGCTGCCGGTTTCGACATCGGCGCCATGGTCAGAGAGATGCGGACGGAAGTCGAATCGAGGGGCTACCGACTGACCTGCGCGTACATCATGCAGGATACGACCGGACCGAAGGCTTTTGGTTGGACGACGCCGGATGCTGCTGTCTCTGCGATCGGGATGGGGCAGGTGAGTTCTTGAACTGGCCCGACATCCAACACCGCCTCGAATCCGCCGTAAAGCTCTGCGAGTACAAGGATACGAAAGCCATCCTACGGCTCATAGCTGAGATTCTATCGGAGTTGTGGAAGGGATTGTAACCTATTTGCCTCTACAATCCGTTTTAAGGTGCCTCTGGCGTCTTTCAGGTCATTCTATACCCCTCAGTCCTTAACTGGGCTGAGGGGCTTGTTTTTGTTGTCAGAACCACTTATCCTCGTCCGGCTCGATTCCTCTTAATGCTTCCCATGCGTTCCAGAAGCGACAACGCCACATCATGCGCCACGTTCGGAATCTCTGCCAACGAGTCGGCGGAACGTAGACGTAGTTCTTTGCCTTCTCTGACAGATGCGGGTTTTGAATCCAGATAGGCTTACCGTTCTCGTCGAATCCGCTTATGATCATCGGGCAGTCGTCGATCATGGTTTGGGTAATCGGCATGGCTGGGAATAGCGACTCGGTGTGGACTTCATCCATCACTTACTTCCTAACAAAACGACCCTTCCACAAGATCATAGCTTTCCTTGCCGTTGGCTACGCATCGACCTCCAACCCTTATTCTGAGGCATCCGGTTTCGTTGTCCCTGAAGGAACCGTTCTTTCTGTGGAACTCTTCCCAGGAAGCATATCCCATAGGATCGGAACCCTCTGCCTCATGATTGCGGCATCTCCCCTGCGTGATGCAAGCCAACATATCCTCCGGCGTGATTTCCTCGTTGTATTCGTTCACGATGATCCCGGTAGCCCACTTGTCTACCCAGTCGTCGAGCGATTTGATTTCATCGGTCACATGGAGACTGAACGCCCATCCTGCTGAGGATTTGCCTATGTGAATCCCAACAGCTTCCAGGTCGAAGTCGGGATCATTCAAAACCTTGTCTTTGATCCAATAGTAATTCGTGCCCATTCACTTACCTCCTATGGGGTCTTGTTTTCATTTGCGCCATGCCGCATAATCTCAATCCTGCGTGTATTTATGTCCGCTTCATCCATAACTGGTGTTGTGGGCGGGTAATTCTCTGGATGTTCGCCATCGTAATCGGCTGGTTCGGCATACCTCAGATCGTCGGGCAATTCCGATAGCTCAACCAAAGACTGCCGGACTGCCGCCAACTGTTCCTCCGTGCAATGATCTGGCACGAACTCGCGCTTGTCGCAGTATTCGATGCAAGACTCGGCGCACTCGAAGTTCTCATCCTCCCAAACTACATGGGCGGGTCCGAAGTGCATATTATAGAAACCAGCCACGGCAAGGTACTTCAGATAAATCTCTGCGACCTGCACGGGCCACCCCCAATGGCAATGCCAACAGTACATCACTTACCTCCTATGTTAGACTGAGCCTTCTGTTCGCTCGTTTTGATGGTAGCCAGCACTCCGGGGCTTGCCCTCTCGAAACGGCTCTCCTCCCATACCTGCAAATCGGGCGTGAGCATCATGAAGTAGGGGTCACGAAAACCCACTTCGGCCAATGGTGACATGGCCTCCATAAGGAATCGCTCGTACTTATTATCTGGGAAAATGAGCCTATCATAGTAGCGGCATCGAATTATGCGATTGACCTCGTGCAGATAGGTTCCATCTTCCCAAAAGTCAACGTACAGCGTCTTGGGTGAATACTTCATAATCCCTCCACGTCCCGCTTCCTCTCCCGACTCCTTGAGAAGTCTGAAACCTTCGGAACCATCTTACTGGTCCTCATCCTCTTTTTCCTCCTTTGGCTCTGTGGGAGTGCTCGGAGTTAGGCGGTCGTGAGGCATGACTGGCAAGAGGGCGATCATGCCGATCTTAGTATTCTTGCCGTCCGACTCGATCGCTCGCAGTTCGTACCCCCATACCGCATCAGATATCGCTGAGATTCCATTGCAGGACTGCAATAGGTGCCTTACCAGGTCCCCCAGCTTATCGTTTGGAAACGATCCTTCGGTCATACCTTCACCCATCCTTTTCCGTCGCATCCGTGGCAGACAATCAATACCGTCGTGCCTCCAAGATTGCTAAAATCATTGATCTTGCCGTGCCCCTCACAGACAGGGCACTTAACGGCGGTCTGCCTCACGGGGCAGAAATGCCAAGTACCAACCCAGTACTTACCGCCACAATTCGGGCAGGTCGTGAATGAGTCAGTGATATCAACGGACGGCGGAGTGTTGATTTTCGGCCTCATACGGATTCCTCCGGCTCAGGGAACTCAGGGTGTTTGGTTTTCATGTGCCTCTCCAGGTTCGTAAAGTGGCGGTTACAGCAGGGGCAGATACCATTGGCCGCCCGCGTCTTGAGGCGTTTGACCTGTCCGATGTATGCCGCTCTGGATTGCTTCAAGTGCTCTTTGTCGGCCTCGGCAGATCGGTACCAACGCTCATAGGTCTCGGAGTCCCTTTTTGCTTGTTCAAGGGCTTCTCTGAGCCTGTCCTCTTCAGTCTCGGTGAATACGCGCTTGCACCCGTTTGGGCAGAAAAACGTCATACCATCGTTTCGCCGCGCCTTCAGCATGGCCTGCGGCATGGCGTACAGTATGTTGCAGCCGCCGCACCGATGCACGACTAACGTTTCGGTCACAAGTTCGATGTGACCCTCTACAGGTTTCATGCGATCTCCTTCTTGCTACTCATTTTGCTACAGACACCCAGGCGTATTAAGCCGTAACCGGGTGTATTTGAGTCAGGGAGACCTAAAGATAGGCGAACTTGAGTGGCTGCCGGACTAGGTCTCGAACCTACGATTCTGGATTCAATTACGTTCATTTGCTACTCATCCTTGCTACTGCGGGAAATCCCAAGGGTACTTAAGATTTCCTCTTGAGCAGCATCTGGACTGGCGGCGAAGCCTATTTCATCAGGTGCGCACCACCATTTCCAGCTACCAACTTCTTGCTCGACGTAGCCAATGCGCAAGTGCCTGCCGTTGAAATCAATGTATAGCTCGCAGCCGTATAGCATTGGCATCCATTTCAATGACAACTCGGCATTAAAGCTCTCTATTCCAGTATTCATAACTACCCCCTGCCCTTGATGGGATAACTGCTCTTCATTGGGCAATTTGCCATCGTACAGGCGAATACATCGGTCGGTGGGTGGTAATACATTGGCCCACCGCAGAAAGGGCACACCCTACCCTTCGCGTCTCTGATCTGCTGTTTCTTCTCGGGTGCAAGCGCTGCCCTAGACTGTTGATTATCGTTTGTCATTTTCTCATCTTCTTCGAGTTGCCGACCTAATCCGCGCAACGCGTCAGCTATAATTAGCCTCAGAGCGCCAATTGGTGCGGTGCAGGCGGCTGATCGCACTCGTTCTACGATGTCAATAAACACCAATCGTTCTTCGAATGGCAGGCACAAGCAAAAGTCCCTAAGGGTAGTTGCAAATTCCGCGGTATTTTCATCTACGTTCATTTGCTACTCATCTTTGCTACGGGTCGTGGCGCATCATGTACTTCAC